CAGGAAGCGATTTTATTTGGAGTCGACAAATACACAAGCGGAGATATTGCAAGCATTCGCGAAAACATAGGCGATTACTTCACACAAAACACGCCACTGCTCGACACGTATTCAGGTGCAGCGGCTGCGTATTCATTGCGACGGCTTTCGAGTACATACACAGGTGACGCGGTAGAGGTTTACAACACGGTTTCATATGCTGACATCGGTTTTAACGTATTCGGTGAGCTTGATACGGTTGCACTCGCAGCGCATTGCGGGAGTAATGACGGGTTTGTTTCCAAGTGGTATTCACAGACAGGAAGCAACGACGCGACGCAGACGGCCACGGCGAACATGCCAAAGATTTACGACGGCACTACGGGCGTGGTGACGGAGAACGGTAAGCCAGCGGTTGAGTTTGATGGGTCGGACGACGTTTTGAATGGTTCGAGTATTAACCCAACGAACGACCTTACTATGTTGGTGGTTTATAATTGCTCATCTTCTAACACATTCAACACTTTATTCGGGCAAGGTCGCGGGTTTATTGGTTCAGGTGAATCCAACACAGACTTCAGTTATGGTCTAAACCGAAACAATGTTGAGCCTGATGTACAGAACACGAATTTAACAGGTGTAATTGGTTTATCCGCCTCCACCAGTAGAAACAAGCAGGAGCTTGGTGAATTATATTACAGTCGAAACGCAAACGCATATGTATATGTAGATGGTTCATTAGGCGACAGTTCTACAACACCTGACTACCCAATAAGAAATGCTCATTCTTTATCGATTGGAGCCGCAGGCTTTACCCCAAACGCAAGAATTCAGGAAGCGATAGTATACAACTCCGACCAAAACGCAGCAGGTAACCGCGCAGGAATCGAAACAAACATAAACACGTTCTACAACATATACTCATGAACGGATATATCATAGTCCTACCAACGGACACGCAAACAAGCGAGCGCAGAGCGTACCAAATCACGCGCGAACTCTACAACATATCACGCCCTGTATTGATACAGGCAGACGGGGAAGCGGCTTCCACCGTGTTCGGTATTATCGTACACCCTGACGGAGTACAGAACGCTTTGCAGGTTGATACGGATTACCTTATCAACGTACACCCAGCAGCAAACCTTGAGCGTCTTGTGGCTTGCTTTCCTGAGCTGTCAAATGATGAGCGGTACGGACTCAGCAGCTACGTGCAGGTAAACCAAAAGTTTCCTTTCGGGCATATCGTGCCAAGCGATACGACGATTCGAACACAGGAGTACATGGATGAAAACGGATGGTTTCCTGATCAACCTGAAATTGATTAACTTGCAGGCATGAAGGTCACAATTCAAAAGGCGTGCAAGCTACGTGGTAAGAACTGGAAGAAAGGCGCAACGCCGTCAGTCACTTCTGACTTTGCCGCAGAACTAAAAGCAAAGGGATACCTCGACGCCCCAAAGAAAAAAACGGACTCAGATATTAACGAATTAACAGAAGAATAAAATGGCCATTTTTAACGGTACAGAATTGGGTGTATATATCGGCGGCACGCTGATCGCAGCGGCAACGGATTGCTCGCTTTCATTAAACATGGAAACGATCGACATTACCACAAAGGACAGCGCGGGATTCCGTGAGCTTCTCGGCGGTGTCAAATCAGGATCAATGAGCGTGAGCGGTTTGATTGATTACAACGACGCTTCAAATGATGATGTTTCTGACTTGTTTACAGCGTTAGACAATCGCACAGCTTTGACTTTGAAGTTTGCAAAAGCCAACCCAGTTGTAGGCGCAGACTTTAACTATAGCGCCAGCGGATTTATCACCAGCCTTGAGCAGTCAGGTGGCACAGAGGACACAGCTACTTACAGCGCTTCGTTTGAGTTGAGCGGTGCAATTACACAGACGGCTGAATGATTGAAGTAAACGGCACGGAGTACCCTGTACGGTACAGCATGAAGGCGCTAAAGAAGTTTGAGCGTAAAACAAAAGTGAATGTGTTCAGCCTATCCGATCCGTCGAAGCTGAGTGCAGAG